CATGGACATTCATTGTCTCTCATTTGATAACATAAGCTTTTATAGCGATAAGAGTATGTATTGCTGGGATTTCCCTTCTTACTATAGAATTCATGATGACTAATCATATCGAAAATCTTATACGAAGGATTAGGAATAGTATGATCCTTCTTTTTTAGTTGCTTCATAATTCCTTGAAAATCTTCATTACCATTATCATCAACAAGACACAACTCTCCATCAAAAACTACATTAGTAATACTAAGATTCTTAATGCCACCAGCAACAACACCAAGAGTATCAAATTCTTTTCCTGTACGGGAATAGAAAGTAGTGTCACCATTACTATCAACAATAGCGATACATCTAGCACCGTCAATTTTGCGACTAACATACCATCCATCCTTCCAGTCTACGATATTTGGATCATATTTATCTGCCAAAGCAACACTAAACTCTGGAATATGGTCAGGAATAGCCTTATTAATAATCTTATCACCAGCACGGGTTTTCAAATCTTTATCAATGATACAATGAATAAGTTCCTCGTATTCTGGATAGTGATCAATAAAACTGTTGACTGCACCAATAGCATCGTGACCAGTAATCTTACGACTCTTTAGATCATCAAGCAAAACGAAGAAATTCTTATATTCTTTTCCGCGAAGTTTAGATTTCTTCTTGAGATTATCACTTGTGACATTATACTGCCAAAGAGGATGATAGGTGTAAAGAAGAATCTTCTTGGCAAAATTTGCAGCCTCAGAACTATGATTACAATAGTCCTCAATAATACCCACCTTATCAATAGTACTACTTGTGGCCCTAAGATCACGAACCATTCCCAAAACATAATTAAAATCGTGAGTCATTTAAAAAATCTCCTGTGTCCTACTACTATACCACAGTATCGGCATCCTGTCAACGAGTCTTTAAAGATTGTACTCGTAATCAATTAATTTTATATCATCTAAATAATGGTCTAAATTAGAGATACTTTTAATGTGAGCGTCAGGATCGAAAGTTTGTTTTAAAAAAGTTTCTGTATCTTTAAGAATAAAATTTGGTAATATTTTTTGTATGTATTGTTTTTTATCTAATAAATTTAATGAATGTAAATCTTCATAACATATTTTAATATAGTCTTTATTTTTTCTGTTAAGAATATTTATTGTTTTTTCTAAATTAGAAACTATATTATATTTATATTGTAAAAATTCTATTTTATTCCAGATTACTTGAGTATCCAAAAGTTTAAAATTATTATCTAATGTATTTGACCACTGATCGTCTATGATTGCTTTTTTTAAGCTTATATAAGAATGTACTAGATTTTTTCTATAATTAACAATAATAATATCACAAGAATCTATTATCTTTTCCAAAGGAATATCTGTAGTTTCATGCTCAAAAAAAAATTTAAATATAAAGTTTTTGTTTAATTTATAGGCTTGTCTTTTAAAAGCGTCTAGCAAATCCATACTATAGATTTTTTTATTCCTATAAAATATAGATAAATTATTATGTATTTCTCTATTTATCCAAAAATTATTCCTATCATATATTTGATTGAAAGTTTTAATAATATCATCTTCTATATTTGAAACTACTAATAGATCAGAAATTTTTCTAAAAAATTCTAAATAATCACGACAAAATAATTCCGCCATGTATAAAGAATTATTGCCATATAATATATCTCCAAGCCAATTAGATCCAGTTCTAGGATATGTGATTATACCAAGGGTTTTCATTTTGAAAAAACTTTATTAAGTTTTTTAATAAGATTAGATCCTGTGTCCTGAAAAAAACATGGTAGTATAGCATGTACTAGTAGATATAATCCAGATAATAGTGCAATAAAACCGTATGTTGATGCAAAAAACATATGCTCAAAATATGTCATATTATTCTTTTTAAGATGATCAGTCCATTCTTTTCTTAAATTCATAAAAATATTCTTCTTCATGATTTTCACTTATCCATTTACTGCCGGTATTTTCACAACTAAATTCTAATGAAAAAACTCTCCAATCTGGTTTATTATCGAACTTCCTAGAAATAAAACTGCCACCATCCATCCATAATACTCGATTATTCGGTTGTAAAAAATATTGACCATCTTCACCATCAAAAAAATGTCCACACTTATGTCCACCGGCCATTTCACCATAACCATTTTGATATTGTGGACCTAAACACCAATCTATAGTAAATAGATATTTGGCTTTATGTAGAGTTTTATTTTTTAACATTATATTTGCTGATCTATTTTTTGAATACTGATCAATTTTAACGGAGGCATAATAACTAAGACTATCCCATAGTTGAATCCAATCCAAAGAAAAATTTGATCCACCAGTTTGATTTGATCTTAAATAATGAATTGGCACCCTAGCGTGTTGACTACCATATTCTGTCATTACTGAAAACAACCCACATCTTTGTGGTATAGAAGTAAAATTAAATACTTCTACTAGAACTCTATTAGAATTTATGTCTGGTAACTTATTATAGAAAAAATTTGTATCTAAATATGCTACAAAAACTGGTATGTCAATATTTAGATAGTTACTCATTGTATTTGATTTTAATTAAATAATTTAGTGCTTTAACTATACCTTGTATATCATCTCCAAGTTTACCTATTCCAGTATTACACCTATCACATAACCATCCTCTAAAAGAATCGTTAGAATGATCATGATCTAATACCCATTTATCTGGAACTAATCCACAACATTCACAGACTTCTGGTTTATTGGGAGCATATTTATGCAACTTACTTCTGATTTTTGTGTGTTTTTTTATACATGATCGACATCTTCTGTCTAGATTATCTTTAAAATGACAATGCTTAGGAAAAGATTTTCTATTTTTCCTTTTGCCACAATATGTGCAAATTTTTCTAAGCATTATACTAATTCTCTAATAATTTTACCATTATTAGCAATTTTTATTGGTCGTCCGTTCTTTGAAGTAAATGTGGTTTCCAAAGATATATCTAAACTTTTTAATATTGTTGCCATTAAATCTTCGGATGAATACGGTTCTGTGATAATCTTTTTTCCAACCTCATCTGTTTCTCCTACTATTATTCCTTTTGTTAATTTGCCTCCACCAACAACAGCACTCCAACTTCTTGCCCAATGATCTCTGCCAGCATTTTTATTAATATCTGGAGTTCTGCCAAACTCTCCCATCCATATTATGGATGTAGTATCTAATAGACCTCTAGTATCTAGATCCTCTATTAAGGCACTCATGCTTGTATCCATTTGAGATAATTTTTCTGGTAGAGTTTTGAAAATATCCATATGATTATCCCATCCACCAAAATCAACTTCAATAAATGGAACCCCTATTTCGGCTAATCTTCTAGCCATCAAGCATCCTCTACCAAATGAAGTATTACCATATCGTTCACGAATATTTTGTGGTTCTTTATTTATATTAAAGACTTGAGTATGTGGACCAAACATTAAATCAACAGTTTTATTTAGCATTTTAGCATGATCGGCTGCTAATTCTCCACGTTTTTCCTGAATGAATTTATTCTCTACTACAGATAGAAACTCTAATCTTTTTTGTATGGTTTGATAGTCTGCAACTGATTGTAAATTTCTAATCGTTCCATTGTAATCAACAACCAATGGTGAATATGTAGCACCTAAAAAGCCGGGACCAATACTTGCTCCACCTATACTAATAAAAGGAGGTATTCCTATCTGATTAGTAGTATCCTTTAATAGTTCATGAGATATAACAGATCCATAACTTGGATAATCTATGTTTGGATTTGGCACAAATCCAGTGTGCATATAATATCTACCTCTACCATGATCTGCTTCTCTAGTACTCATACTACGAATAATACTAAGATTATTCATTTGTTTAGACAACAATGGTAGATGTTCACATATTTGTATTCCATCAGCATTAGTATTGATTGGCTTAAATGGTCCACCAGTACTACTATTTGGTTTTAAATCCCAAATATCTATTGTGCTAGGTCCACCACTCATC